TTCGGTTACCGGGTTTACTTCAGCGGGGATCGATGACAATGCAACGTCTGTTGCTATTACAATTGACAGTTCAGAAAGAGTTGGGATTGGAAATACATCTCCAACAGGTGCTTTAGATGTTAAATCTAGTACACAACCACAATTAAAAATAGGAACTGCTTCTGCTACAGCAGATAGAAATGCAGGTTTTTTAGTTACAGCAAGTAATAGTGCAACACCAGGTGCAAGAAGTGTTGTAGTTTCTCTTGATGCTGATGGTGGAGATGGTTCTGGTACAGATAATTTAACTATTACAAAAACTGGTGGTGATGGAGATGCAACAATAACAAACCAAAATAATGCAGGTTTAGTTTTCGGAACTAATAACGCAGAAGGAATGAGATTAACTACTACTGGATTAGGTATCGGAACTTCAACACCAACAACTACTCTTGATGTAGATTTATCTGGTACTGGCGAAACAGTACCTATTGTACTTTCTAACAGAAATACAACAGCAGGAACTGGACAAAAAACTACACTTGGTTTTGGTCTAGCAAGAAACTCTGGTGCATTTAAATCTCAAGCAGGAACAATAGAAGTTGGTAGAGAACAAGATTGGACTAGTGCAGATACTAATATTGATAGTTATATGGCTTTCAGTACATATCTTAATAATGCAGGCACAGAAAAACTTCGTATCACATCAGCAGGATTGGTGGGTATCGGAGAAACTGCACCTCTAGGTCAACTTCATGTTAAATCTGCTGATAGTGGAGCTAGTGTAAACTCTGGTCACAATCAAGTTATAGCAGAAAATTCTGGTAATAGTGGATTTAGTATTCTATCTGGTAATACATCTAATGGAGCAATATGTTTTGGAGATGATGGAAATAATTGTAAAGGTTATGTTAATTATACTCACAATGGAGACCATTTAGATTTTGGAGTTAATGGTGCAGAAAAAATGCGTGTTTCATCAGATGGGGATGTTGGTATTGGTATAAGTTCTCCTGCACATAGATTAAGTGTATTTGATGGTTCAACAGGAATAGTAGCAAGATTTGCTACAACAGGAAATCGTAGTTTAGATATATCTTCAGCAGATAATGGAGCCTATGCAGGCGCACATTGGAATAGAGATGTAAATTCAGCAGGTGGTATGCATACTTGGTCTATTGAGGGTAATGAACGTATGCGTATTGATAGTGCAGGTCGATTACTTGTTGGAACTACATCTCCTTATTCAAACAATAATGCAATAAGTATAGCTTTAAATAGTACAAACTCAACATCTTCTCCATTTCCACAAGGTATAGTTTATAGAAAACTAAATTTTCAAGGCTCTAATGCTGTTGCTGTTGACTTCCAAGATTTTGCAGGAAACAGAGAAGGTAGTATCCAATTTAATGAAAGTGGAACATCATTTAACACTTCATCAGACTACAGACTTAAAGAAAACATAGTTGAGATTACAGATGCAACATCAAGATTAAAACAATTAAAACCAAAAAGATTTAACTTTATTGCAGATGCAGATACGACAGTTGATGGCTTTATTGCACATGAGGTATCTAATATTGTTCCAGAAGCAATTACTGGAACTAAAGATGCAGTAGATGAAAATGGTAAAGCTATTTATCAAGGTATCGACCAATCTAAATTAGTACCTTTACTGGTTAAAACAATTCAAGAATTAGAAGCTAGAATTACAACACTAGAAGCTAATAACCCATAATAATAAGGAGAAAATAATATGGCAACAACATACGAATGGTCTTTCCCAAATTTTGAGACGGACTCTAATAACAAAGTGAAGAACATTCACTGGAGATATACAGCAGTTGACGGAGATCACTCTGCATCTATGTATGGATCTTGTGCAGGTTCTGAAGGTATGGATTTTGATGCTATGACTAAAGAAAATGCAACTGCCTGCGTATTAGAAATGTCTGATACAACGGAAGAAGATATGCAATCAAACTTATCTGCACAAATCGAAAGTCAAAAAGCACCAGAACTTACTTCAAAGACTAAAGACTGGTAGTAATCTACCATGTTCTTCGGCACTACTACCTTTTCCCAAGCACCATTTTCGGATATAGGTATAGCCGATGCGAACGTAGCCGTAACAGGTTCTAGAGTTAATATATCAATCGGTAATATAACCGTAGTTGGTAAAGCTTTAGTTCTTCCAAACGGCAATAGATATAATCTAACTACAGGAAACGTTACCGTTAAAGAAGGCGCTAACGTACCTGTAACAGGTAATCGATATAATTTAGGCACAGGTTCAGTTACATTCTCTATTAGTGGAAGAGTAATACCAACCGGTAGTAGATTAAATGCATCTATAGGAAATGTAACTGTTGCAGCTGATGCTAATGTATCTGTAACGGGTAATAGATTTAATATTACTACAGGTAATCCAACTATAGTTGCAAAAGCACTTGTTCTAGCAACAGGTAATAGATTAAATTTATCTACAGGTACAGTTACTGCAGCAGCAGGGGCCACGGCTCAAGTAACAGGAAACAGATTTAATACATCAATTGGTAATGTAACCGTAACCGGTAAAGCAGTTGTTCTACCTAATGGTAACAGGTTAAATATTGGAACAGGTACAGTTACAATTGCAGCGGATGCAAACTTCTCAGTTACAGGAAATAGGTTTAATTTATCAATAGGTAATGCAACAGCCAAAGCAAATGCAACAGCAATTATAACAGGTAATAGATATAACCTATCTACTGGATCAGTGACAATTGTTGCAAAAGCTGGTATAGTGCCAACTGGAACAGAGTTTAAAGTTGGGACAACAGATCCAACAATTAGATTGTGGAACCAGATAGATCCTAACGTAAGTCAAGTTTGGAGAAATCTTTCAACACCGTAAGGATAAATTATGTTTTTTGGAACTACAACATTTGCACAAACAACTTTTTCTGACATTGGAAGTAGCACTGTTAGTCCTGTAGTTATTGTATCCGGTAATAGATTTAATATAACAATAGGTAATATTGGTCCTATTCCTAATCAATTAATAGTACCAACTGGCATACAATTAAATGTTGCAACAAACCCTGTAAGTGCTATAACATGGAATCCGATTCCGCCAGGTGTGAATCAGGTTTGGGTCCCAATAGATCCATTAAACCCATAGGAGAAAAATGGCATCAAGTACATCAACAGATTTAAAATTAGAGTTAATAACAACAGGTGAAAAAGCAGGTACTTGGGGTACAATTACCAATACAAATCTACAAATTTTAGAACAAGCAGCATCTGGATATTTTACTCAAAGTATAGCAGCTTCAGATTTAGCACTATCACTTTCAACGTTTGCAGTATCAAATGGTAAAAATTTATATTACAAATTTACAGGAAATTTAACTGGTAACAGAGTTGTTACTATGCCAAGTGGTGCGGAAAGAGTTTTTATTGTAGAAGATGGAACAAGTAGAACATCAAATAATTATACACTAACAGTTAAAACAGTTTCAGGGACAGGTGTAACTATTCCAGTAGGAGCTAAAATAGTTTTATATTCTGACGGAACTAACATCAGTTCAGGTCCTATTACAAAAGGCTATTATACAATACCCGGTGCTTATACAGCAGTTAATGGTGATCAATTATTAATTAATACTTCAGGAAGTGGTATTGGTACAGGAGTTACAGTAACATTACCAGCTTCACCTGCAATAGGAAATGAAGTTACATTTATAGATAGTGGAAATAGTTTTGGATCAAACAACTTAACTATCAATAGAAATAGTCAACCTATTTTAGGAAATGCCGCTAATTTAGTATTATCCGCAAATGGAGCTGCATTTACTTTGGTATATGTAAACGCTACAAGAGGCTGGATATACAAAGATAACATATAGGACCACGAACCATGGCTCTAATTGACTTTAAAGTCTTACCTGGAATTGATAAACAAGACACCGAATCAGGTGCAGAAAATAGATGGGTCGATTGTGATAACACTAGATTTAGATATGGACTACCAGAAAAAGTTGGTGGTTGGTCTTCATTAGTTTCTGATACTATAGTTAGTGTTGCAAGACGTCAGTTTGCTTTTGTTGATTTGGCGGGAAACAGGTATATAGCAATTGGTACAGATAAATTTTTACTTTTATATTTTGAAGGACAACTTCATGATATTACTCCTGTAAAATCTACAATTAGTAGTGTTACAATGTCCGCAGCAGATGCATCTAAAGAAGTATCAATAACTTTTTCTTCAGCACATAATTTACAATCAGGTGATATTATTTTATTAGACAATGTAAGTGTTCCTCCTGGTATAGGTTTAACAAATGCAGCATTTGAAGATAAATTATTTCAAGTTACAAAAGTTACTTCATCTTTAATTGCAATTGTAACTGGAACGCAAACTACAACTGGTGCTGCAGGTGGTGGAGCATGTGATATAATTCCTTATGAAACAGTTGGTCCTGCTGCACAATCTTATGGTTATGGTTGGGGTATATCAGAATGGAATGGAGTAGTTTCTACTGCTACACAAACTACATTAAATGGAACACTGGGCGATAATACTAGTGGTACTTCAGGATCTAATATAGCTTTAACATCTACTGCAGGTTTTCCTACAACAGGAAGAGTGCAAATTGATGAAGAATTAATTTCTTATACAGGTATATCAACAAATAATTTAACAGGTATTACAAGAGCCGTAAATGGTTCAATAAGAGCTACACACACAAGTGGTACAATTGTAACTAACGCTGCAGATTTTGTTGATTGGGGAGAAGCCGCTTCAGCATCAGAAGTATCTCTTGAACCAGGTTTATGGTCATTAAGTAATTTTGGTCAAGTATTGGTTGCAACAATTGCAAACGGTAAAACATTTACATGGAACGCTGGAGATGCTGCAAGATTAACAACACGTGCATCAACTACTACATCAGGATTTTCTACATCAGCTAATCCAACAGCAACAAGAGTTACATTAGTATCTCCTACAACACGTCATTTAATTCATCTTGGAACCGAAACAACTATTGGAAATACAGCAACACAAGATGATATGTTTATAAGATTTTCGGATCAAGAAGATATAAATGATTATACACCAACAGCAATTAATACTGCTGGATCACAAAGATTACAAGATGGTACAAAAATTATGGGTTCATTAAAAGCAAAAGAAGCTATTTTAATTTGGACAGATAATGCATTGTATACCATGAAATTTATTGGTGCACCTTTTACTTTTGGTTTTGAACAAGTTGGCACTAACTGTGGGTTGATAGGTAAAAATGCAGTCATTGAAATCGATGGTGCTGCATTTTGGATGAGTCCTAATGGTTTCTTTATGTTTGATGGTACGGTTAAATCATTACCATGTTCTGTTGAAGACTATGTTTATGATCAAGCTGATACTACAAAAGGTCAACAAGTATATGCAGGTTTAAATAATCAATTTACAGAAGTTGTTTGGTATTATCCATCAACTAATTCTACTTACAATGATCAATATGTTGTATTTAATTATGGTGAACAAATAAGAGGTGGTGCTTGGTATATTGGTACAGAAGCTAGAACTTCTTGGATTGATGCAACAGTTTATCCAAAACCATTTGGAACTAAATTAAATGCTTCAGCATCGGGAAGTTTTCCTGAAGTTATTGGTGAAGATGGTTTAGGTCAAACAACTTTATTTGAACACGAAGTAGGTACAGATCAAGTTAATGCAGATGGTAGTACAACAACAGTTACATCATTTATAAAATCATATGATTTTGATTTACAATCTGGAATAAGCGCTGGAGAAAAATTTTTAGCTATGAGAAGATTTGTTCCTGACTTTAAAGATTTACAGGGAAATGCAAAAGTAACACTTGCTGTCAAACGTTATCCCCAACAATCAGAAACAACAACATCTCTTAGTCCTTTTACAATTGATTCTTCTACTAATAAAAAAGACACAAGAGCTAGAGGAAGGTTTGTTAATATAAAAATAGAAAATACTAATGTTAGTGAGTCTTGGCGTTTTGGAACTTTAAGAATAGATGTACAACCAGATGGAGGTAGATAATGGCTAAAGTAGTAGTAAGATTACCAGAACCTAAACAAGACTATGATGTCTCTAACCAAAAACAAATTAACAGAGCAATTTCTTTAATTGTAGAACAATTAAATTCTACATTTTTAAACGAACAAAAACAAGAACAAGAAAGGTTTACTTGGTTTAATGGCTAACATATATACAAATGCAAAAGTAGATTTAACTACAACAAATGCTACTACATTATATACAACACCTAGTAACTCTAGAGCTATTGTAAAATCTTTATTAGTTTCAAACGATGCTGGAAGTGCAGCAACGATAACAGCAACATTAACTAATGCAGCCAGTGCTGTATTTAGTTTATTTAAAGTTAAATCAATAGCTTCTAATACTACCGAACAATTATTAACAGAACCTTTAGTATTATTAGAAAATGAGATATTGAAAGTTACCGCATCTGATGCTAATGAATTACATGTTGTGGCATCATTATTAGAAATTAACAGAGATTAAGGAGAAAATATGGCGTTTAAAGAAGAAGGAGAAGTAACATACACAATAATAAATGGTAAGAAAGTACCAGTTGTAAAATGTGAAACAGAGGTAGTATTAAGAAATACTAAAACAAGTAAAGAATATAATTCAGATAAAGAAGCAGAGGATGATATTGCAAACCCATCTACTGATACTAAAAAAGAAGACGTTATGCGATCTTTAAAGATAAAAGTAGCTGCAATGCCACCACTTGGTGCTGCATCTGATGATGAATAATATTGTAAACTAAGG